TGCCCCATGGGAAAAAGATGGCTCTTATCCCGTTATCCACCCAACGCAAAAGCCGATACCAGTTTTGAAACGATTGATCGAAATTTTTACAGATGAGGGCGATGTTGTTATTGATCCTGTAGCAGGTTCTGGTTCAACTTTAAGGGCTGCTATTGAGATGAATAGGTCAGCTTATGGATTTGAAATCAAGAAAGATTTTTATAAGGCTGCACAAGAGAAAATGCTATCGTCATTTCAAATTAGTTTATTTTAAGAAAGGAGAAAACAGTGGCAGAGAATGATTTTAATTTGTTGCCGTTGCTGGATTATATCAATCCTGCCACGGTAGACTACCAGACATGGGTAAATGTGGGCATGGCCTTGAAGCACGAGGGGTATACGGCATCTGACTGGGATAACTGGTCACAAAATGATAGCCGGTACAAGAAATTCGAGTGTTTCAAGAAATGGGATACTTTCAACGAAGAAGCAGGAACTATCGTGACGGGTGCGACTATTACCCAACTTGCTAAAGAAAATGGCTGGGGGTCGCAATCCAGCTACGATAGCGAGAATGCGCATGAGTTAGGCTGGACCGATACAATAGACCGTGATTATCGTGTCATTGATAAAGACTGGATTGAAGGTAAGGAAATCCATGAGCCAACTATTTGGAATCCGGTTCAGGAAATTATCAAATACCTTGAAACGCTCTTTGAAGCTAGTGAAAATGTTGGGTACGTTACTGAATGCTATCCAAAGACTGACGATGAAACAGGCGAGATTGTCAAATGGCTGCCAACTAAGGGGGCTTATGACCGGACTGCTGGGCAATTGATTGAAGAACTTAGTAGATGTAATGGCGATATCGGTGCAGTGCTAGGTGATTATCACGAAGAAGCCGGCGCATGGGTTCGATTCAATCCAATGGACGGGAAAGGCGCAAAAAATGAAAACGTGACAGATTTCAGATATGCCCTGGTCGAATCCGACAGTATGCCAATCGATAAACAGAACGCCATATACAAAGAACTTGAATTACCGATTGTTGCCTTGGTGCATAGCGGAAACAAGTCACTACATGCCATCGTCAAAGTAGATGCCAAGAATTACGAAGAATACCGTAATAGGGTTGATTATCTTTATAAGATTTGTCAAAAGAACGGCATTATCGTCGATACACAGAATCGGAATCCAAGTAGACTATCTCGTATGCCTGGGTTCATCCGTAATGGACAGAAGCAATTCTTAGTAGATACTAACATAGGTAAGACCGATTGGGATGAGTGGTATCAATACATCGAAGATTTGAATGACGACCTGCCGGATCCAGAAGGATTGGCCGATAGCTGGGATAATTTGCCAGAGTTGGCACCCGAGTTGATTAAAGGCGTTCTTCGTCAAGGTCATAAGATGTTGATTGCTGGACCATCAAAAGCTGGTAAGTCATTCGCTTTAATTGAAATGTCAATTGCAATTGCTGAAGGCAAAAAATGGCTAGGCTGGGATTGTACTCAGGGGCGTGTATTATACGTCAATCTGGAGCTAGACCGTCCGTCTGCCTTACATCGCTTCCGTGACGTTTATCAAGCTATGAGATTACCACCTAAAAGCATCCAGAATATCGATATCTGGAATCTTCGTGGGAAGACTGTACCGATGGACAAGCTAGCGCCTAAACTTATTCGTCGAGCTTTGAAAAAGAATTATATCGCAGTTATCATTGACCCAATTTATAAAGTTTTGACTGGTGACGAGAACAGCGCGGACCAGATGGCGCATTTTACGAATCAATTTGATAAAGTGGCCACAGAGTTAGGCTCTAGCGTTATCTACTGCCATCACCACTCAAAAGGTTCGCAAGGTGGCAAGAAATCCATGGACCGCGCTAGTGGTTCGGGTGTATTCGCTCGAGATCCTGACGCGCTTATCGATTTGGTCGAGCTGGAAGTATCAGAGGAATTACTTACTCAGAGGATGAACCAAGCAGCATGCGAAGTATACAAGCAGGCTTTGCAAGAGCGAAATAATGCCTATTACCAGCAAAATGTCGGACTAGATGATCTGTTAAGTCCAGTGCAGATGAGAACGCACTTCGAGAAAGGTATTCCTGATGTCATGGCTCGGGCTCCGTACGTAGATAAGCTAGAAGAAACTCGCAACAAGATTCAGATAGCAACCGCTTGGCGTGTTGAGGGTACACTTCGAGAGTTTGCCAAATTCAAGCCAGTGAACATGTGGTTTAGCTATCCAGTGCATGCGCTCGATGAAACAGGTGTGTTGGCAGATATCCAATTAGAAGATACTACGCCAAATTGGAAAAAGAATCTAGATAGTAAAAAGGGCAATGAGAAGAAAAAGAAATCTGCTGACGAGAGATTCACTACTGCTATGGAAGTGTTATTCGACGGAATTAATCCAGTTGAATTGAGTGAAATGGTGGAATATTTTTCAACAAAAGACAATCCTGTTAGTGAAAAAACTATCAGAAGATGGGTCAAAAATAGAAATGATTTTGAAGTGAAAAACAATCAAATCACACCCAAAGAAGAGCCAGGGACAGAGTAGGGACAAGGACAAACCCGACAGACAAACCCGAGAGTGTCCCTCGGGAATGTCCTTGACTCTCAGAGACAAACCCGAGAGTGTCCCTATGTCTCTGGAGTGTCTGTAGGGACAAAGACAAACCCGAGAGTGTCCCTGAGAAAACGCACAACCATGCGGGTTTTAAGCTCTAGGGACAAACCCGAGAAACTCAGGGACAAAACCAGGGACAGAATTCTTCTCTCTTCGAGAAGAAGAATTTAGGAAGTGTCCCTGAGAGTTCAGAAGAACAGGTACAGGAACAGGGGCGATTGAGCTACGCCCCCTGTAACCCTGTAACCCTGTCCTTCACTCTGAACTTAGGCGAGTGTAAAAAAAGAAAAGGAGTGCATTTATAAAAATGGTAATTGAATTCTTTTTGCCGATGGAAAAAATACCGACAACAACTCATCAACAGAAAAAGGTAAACACGAGATTTGGTAAGCCAATCTTTTATGAGCCAGAGGATCTGAAAAATGCCAGGGCGAAATTTGAGAGCTTACTTGCCCAGCATGTGCCTCCGAATAAATTTAAAGAAGCGATTCGTCTGACGGTTAAGTGGTGTTTCCCTCGTATCAAGAAAAGTTACGATGGCCAGTACAAGACTACAAAGCCGGATACAGATAATTTACAGAAGTTGCTCAAGGATTGCATGACGAAACTTGGATACTGGCAAGACGATGCCCAAGTGGCCAGCGAGATTGCCGAAAAGTTCTGGGCTGACACAGTTGGGATCTATATCAAGATTGAGGAATTGCCATGAGAATTGACTACATCGATTTCTTTAGCAGAGTTATTCCTGAATGGATGGCACGCAGTAATAAGAAGAGTCAAGAAGTCGGTTTTGGCTCGGACGCTTATTGGCTATGGGCAGTAACTACGATTGGCGAAATTTGTAAGCAATACAATGATGATTCACTAGTGACGGAACAGTTTGGCCTACTCTTTAATTGGCTAGAAAAACAAGCAGGATAAACCATGGAATATAGCAAACAGACAGTCATTGACGGACTAAAACGCACGATAGCGCAGACGGAGGCAAGGATAGTTGATCTATCTGAGCCGTGTGTCAAATCGCTTGCTTTTAGCAGGTCTGAGGAACGTGACTTGCTTAAAAAGAAAGTGAAAAACTGGAAGAAGAGAATAAAGGAATTGGAAGATGGAACTGAAGGAATTGAGAACGAATAAACAAGAATTAATTTCGAAATATGAGCTGATTAAAAACAGCTATAATTTTGACACTGTAGCAACAGACAGCATAATAAGCGATTTGAAGCGTTTAGACGAACCAGAAAAAGTCAAAGTTCCGCAGTTTGTGGATGATGTGATTGAGGGTGCAAGAGAACATAGTCCAGAACTAGAGGATGCGTTGCATTATGCTTGTAGCAATGGAAGCCAGGAATTTACAGAATGGTATCAAAAGAAATCCAACAGAGACCTCTTCGCTCGTGCATGGCTTGACGGCTACGAGGTTGAGGAAGAGAAGAGGTATTTTGTGAAGGTTAAAGCGACAAAACACTACATTTCTAAAGATGGAATTGGGAAAATATTTTTTTCTTTAGCATACAAAGAAAGTTTTACAAAAAAACAACTAGAAGAAGCTGGGTTCGGATGGGTCTTCTCTTG